CGCAGGTAATAACTTACTAATAGATGCTTTAATATTAGGCTTATCAAGATCATCAGGCACATACATGCATAGCTCACCGCTCTCTTTGTTCAACACCAAGAATCCACCGTTGTCTGTACCCTCTGCGGCCTCGTACCCTGCAAGCTGACCAAGGTATCCAAAGGGATCATCTTGAGATAAACGCCCGTCCCTGAACTTGTTGAACGCAAAGCGTGAGGCTGTCTTAACGTCTACTACTTCGCCGTTAATCTTGCAGTCCATGTGTCCTACGATACCATCAACTACAACTTCTTTCTGCTCGTCTGTTACTTTGTGTCCTGCCATGCGTACAAGCATCAACACAATCTCTTCAAGCAAGTGGCCGTACAAGAACTTAATCTGCGTTGCACCATCAATACCACCACGGCCCTGTGGATCACGTTTTTCATACCATAACTGCCGCGAGGGTTTACCCACGTTAGACATACGCACCGTGAAATTACTGTCGCGTTCTCTGGGTGTAGCCCAAGACATAAGAGCTTCTCGCATCCCTACTAGGGTGTTGTCAATGTCTTCTTCTGTAAGCGGTAGGGGTGTACCGGATGAAAGCTTCTCAAGGTGCGTATAGATGTCGGGTACTAAAGTATCAAGTTTCATGCTGAACATCCTTTATATTTTTAATTATATTTTTTATAGTCTTTAAGTCTGACTTGAACCACTCGTTAGCGTGTTTGATTTTAATTTCTTTTAACTTGGCGTGTACTAGCTTCTCAGCTTCTCGTCTATCATTAAAGTATTTAGAATAGGATACCTTGTAATCTCTAAAAGGTGAAGAGGTTTGATAAGCTTTACATCTATCAGTTGCATCAACAGCCATGCCAACTTTATACCATTCAACCCACGCAGGATTAGAGATAACGTAGACATGTCCATCTTGTATACTGTTGTACTCTGCTTTGTGTCTACGTCCCAACAGCTTAGCTAAAAGTTTAGGGCTTGGTTGTTTACCTTCTTTATACTTTTTCTTAACTATATTTTCTGTTCTTCTTATGTCATAACAATCAATACACTTGTAGTGCTTTTTACTTACAAAAGAAAACCACCAGTTGACAGGCGTTTCCAGTACTATCCCACACTCTATACAATTTTTAATGTGTTTCACTCCAGTTCTCCCCAACTTTGTAAGCCCCATCTAAAGGACAATTTAAATTAAACATGCACCCTGCTTCCTTGAGAGCTTGTACTCCTGCTTTGCCAACGGCTACTGCATCATCAACGTAACATTCAATCTGCCATTCGTCATGTACATTAGCTACAAACTTAGCATCCCAACCATGCCTAGTTATCTTTTCGTTTAAGATAATTAAAGCTTTCTTCATTACAATTGCTCCTGCTCCTTGCAACAAGGTATTCAAGGCGGCGTGTTCTGAACGCACTGTAAGCTTTCGTCCGTCTAACGCTTTAATGAATCCGCTTTTAGCTTCTCTTTGTACTCTGTCTGTAAGCTTTTTAAATGCAGGGAGATTATCAAAGAAGCGTTGTCTAAGTCCTTTCCCAGACGATCTACCTCGTCCAACCACTGACCCAAGCTTTGCATCTCCTGCTCCGTACAAAAGCGCATAGATGAAAGTCTTTGCCTTATCTCTTGATTCAAGTTCAGCAAGCCCTTGATTAGTGGTGTGTATGTCTCCGTTAAGTATTTCATTAGTATAATCCTTATCGTTTAAATAATGTGCTAACATCCTGAGTTCAAGCTGAGCGGCATCAATACCTACAAGCCTGTGGTTCTCTGGCACTGTCCAACAAGACCGACAATCCTCACCAAACGGCGATGTACTGCTAGGAATCTGAGCCATGTTAGGATGAGAATGAGTCATGCGAGATGTCACCGCACCGTTAGGATTAACATACCCATGCACTCTACCTGTCTCCATGTTAAGTTCTTTGATCCAACTTTTAGTCTGAGCTAAACGCTTCTGTAACATAAGATACTTAGCAATCATTGCGGCTTGTGGAATACCCTTAACTTTATTTAAAGTTGACTCATCTACAATAGGCTGACCTGTAGGTGTATGCTTCTGAGGCTTCCAACCAAAACGAATTAGGTACTCACCGATTTGTTTACGTGAGCCTAAGTTAAACGGCGTTTCAGTTCTACGTGCAATCGGCTTTCCTTCTATGTCTAAAGATAATCTTTCATACTCATCTTCGGTAAGCCTTGTACCGTTACCGTGTTGGTCGGTTGCTGTCTTAGCTACTGCGCCTGTCGCTGTGTACTTGGGTGTTAGTATCTGAGTAGTAACTACAGGCCGGAACTCTTCCTGAACCTCTTGCTCTAAGTCGTGTAGCTTAGTTTCAAACATAGCCATCAAGCCCATAACTTTCTCAACGTCTAACACAAAACCGTTGGTACGCTGTTGATCTATGATCTTAGCTACGCCATGTTCTATCTGTACTGACTGCGGTGTGAACCCACGGCTCTCAAGTTTCAGAGCTTCATATACTTTAGTATTAAGAAGCACATCGTTCTTGCAGTACTCTAACATCTCAGGTGTGTACGAACTCCAAGCGTCTTCTTGTTTTCCGAAGTCTCCTTTCTTGAAGCCCAACCTGTAGCCCCATCCTTCAAGGCCGTGGTTGCCTTCGCGTGTAGGGTTGAAGAGCCGTGACAGTACCAGTGTATCAACAATCTTCTTGTCGAATAGGTCTACTCCTGCAACCTTTTTAATAGCAGGAATGTCATAGCCGATAAGGTTGTGACCGATTAGTTTAGTTGCAGAAGAGAGCATAGCATAGCCCTCGTCTAGTTGAGTGTTGTCGAATGTAAATACGTCCATAGTATCTACGTCTTGAGCCACGATACAGTGTATCTGCGTGGGGTCTAAGCCGTCTGCTTCTATATCAAATACTAAGTTACTCATTCGCGTACTGCTCCTTTAAGCGTGTCTCTAGCTCTTTATCTTTCCAATCGTTATTGGGACTACGAGGATCTTTAAGCATCTCTTCGTAATACTCTTTAAGCACATCAAACTCTATTGCAACGCGAAGCCCTGCCATAGTAAAGTGCGCCCAATCAAGAATCCCAACTGGTCTAAAGCTTGTTTTGTTTTTAGCTATTACAAAGCCGTTAAAGATTGTACCCTGACGAGTGTAGCTTACCTCATAAACTAAGTCAGGGGCTGTCTTCCTAAGCTGTTGTAATGCGTTTTGTAAGGCGTAAGTTCCGTAAGGTGTCTTACTCATATGATCTCTCCATCAAACTGCGCCGCATCATAATCATCTAGCTCTCTGAGTCTACCTGTCTTGTTATCATACAGTAGGTGAGAAGCAACGCCAACATCTCCAGTGTATCTAGACTTCAGTACTCTGACCTTAGTGGTCGAGGCTTCTATCTGATCCTCTGACTGTTGGTTACGCTCCAAGGAGATCACGCAATCACTTAGCTGAGCAATACTCTGGCTCCCTCTGAGATGATTAAGCCCTGTCTCGATGCCGTTCTCGTGACCTCTGTTGCCCTCTACTCTACGCAAGTGAGATACCAGTATCATACCACAGCCTGTCTCTTCTACCATAGTTCTGAGGCGATGCATGATGCCGTCAATAGCTTTACGCTCATCGTTTTCTAGCGTAGATAGTACAAGCATGTGAAGGTGATCAACTACAATCCATTTACAATCCAGACCTATGATCATGTAGCGTAGCTTACTGAAGATGTCGTCAAGGTTGTTGACTCCGTGGTGTGCATGAATCCAGACACGACCATCGTTGTCACCCATAAATACTTTCTTGAAGCAATCATCTAACTCTTCGTCAGTGAACTCAGACTTAACACTATCAAGGTGAAGCTTAGCGTTAGCCTCCACTGCCATGATACCTTCGGCAGTACGTGACCAGTTCTCTTCAAGGGCTATGACACCCACGTTATCTTCTGTGTTGTTGATCAACCAGTGTTCAATCTCTCTGGTTACTGAGGACTTGCCCAAGCCTGTGCCGCCAGTGAGTGTAACTAACTCACCTGCTCTCAAGCCTTCTAGCTTTTTGTTAAGCCCCGCCCAAGGATAGGGGATGGCTGTTTTCTTCTCTGCTCTTAGCTTTTGATAGGCTTCAAGCTGATCGGATAGATTTAGTACACCAGAAGGTGTATAGATTTTAGCGTCCCAGAAAGCACTGACGTATGCGGCGTGTCTACCTTGGCGTAACATATCGTTAGCATCTTTGTAGTCCACAGGCATCGTCATGATCTTAGCTTTCTTAGGAGTC